GTGTTGTATTAGTTTCCAACTTATTCAATCGCTCAATCACACCGAAGTAAGCCCACACTCCCATAGCAACAGCGCCTACAATGGCAATTAAATTCTTCATCGGCATACTTACTGCCGTTGAATCAGATACTCTTATTTCATTCTTACTCATTCTTATTCTCTATCTTCTTTTCAGGTTCATAATACTCTTTATATTTATCTAGTAAATCATTTGTAATCTTCAATTGATTCCTAATTTGTGCAAAATTCTTTGCTAGCAATTCAAAATCCTTGTCTGTAAGACCCCATAACACAGGATCAATCCCTTGTTCCTCTAGTTTTTTAAACACTTCCTCAGCGTTCTCACTAGTGATAATGATCCATCTTAAATTTTCTAATTGTAGTGCTGTCGGTTTGTTCAGATTGAGTTTTTCTCTAGGAACTTCTTTCTTAAAAATCTCTAACTGCTTTACTCCTGAACAACCTGATAAAAATATACACAGCATTAATGGTACTGCTATTATCCAAGCAAGTCTGTATGTTTTATCTTTAGTATGGGACATAATTTGGATTTGCAATACTAGGGCACTCACTATTAATTTCAGACTTCTTTGTAGCAGTCTTTTCTTTTTCTGTTAATGGCGACCCACTCGCAATTTCAATACATCTTGTAGCAAGTGCTGACGCACCGTTTGTAATTCTTTCAATGGCTTTTGTTTTTGCTATTGCTAGTTTACCAACATCTCTATTCTTCTTGTTAAATCTTTTGTCTAAATTTTCTAAATCTTTTTTTAATACTCCTACTAATTCATTCATCTTATTATTAGCGTCTAGTATCTCCTGAAAATCTTTCTTTTGACTAACGATCAGCTCTTTTTGAGAGCTGACCGCTTCTTCTAATTTTACTTGGTTCGCTTTTAGAATAGCGTTGTCTGATCTTAACTTCATCACATACATACCTGCGCCTGCGATTCCTGTTATTAACAAACCAACCATCACTAATCTAATTGAACCAAACATTATATTACTTCCAGAATACTGCTCTTTTTTTAATCCAGTCCCATTTGTCGTTTATGAACCAGCCAAGAACAAATCCTATAATTATACCTAATGTAAAAAACATATTAGTCTCCTATTTTTGCGTTTCTTTTTCTATGTCCATTCCACGCAACCCAGCCACCTAATCTTAATGACCAGTATGCCAAATGATTCATTGTATAGAAACCGTTAACTTCAATATTAATATCTCTAAAGATTCTATCTGCTTCTTTTTGATTTACTAACATTAAAGGATTAGCGTCGCTACTTGGTCTGCAAGCAGCATACTTGTACATATAGTCGTGTACAAGCCCACCGATTAGTAATACACCAACTGGTGAGAAAAATGTTCTTAAAAATTTAGGAATACTTGCACCATCAAATGTAAAACCTGCTGGTATTACATACTTAACACCATTGATGTTATAGTGCCAATCTTTTGTTATTTCCCAATTTCTAGTTGCAAGTAACCACATTACAATACCTTTCCAGAAACCCTTGCCTTTTGTTTTAATTGCAATAGGTTTTAGTTCAGGCATTTCATCATAACTGAATTGTAAATTACTTACTTTCTTTTTGTCTAATAAATTAATTAAAAATGTTATTATTACTACACCAATTAGAATTGACCATTGCCAAAATTTCATTGCTAGTGTGATTAATAGTTCCATATTACTCCTTATTTGTTTTCATTAACTGCTTTAGCGACACCTAAATCGTATCTTCTCAATTGGTCATTTCTGACTCTTCTATCTAATACTTTTCTCACTATGTCTTTTGCTGAATCAGCGTCTTTTGCTGTAATTTTAATTGTTTTGTCTATTGGTTTCGCTTTATTTGCCACACCGCCAGGTGTTTGCATTTTACCTACGTTTTTAGAACCTTTATAACTTACTGCAAATTTTTGACTTGCACTTAAACTTGACATAGGTTGCGTTGTTCCTAGACCAGGACCTTTAAAACTTGCTGACATAGCAGGCATTGTAGTTGCTGATCTGTATTGAGGAAAGAATTGACTGCCGCCCATAGACGCCATTGGTTTTGCCATTGCAGCACCATGTGTTGCAAATCCTCTTGTCATTTCTCTTAACTCTTTAAAAGTTTTACTCATATTTTGTTAATAGAGATGTAGCGATTTTGTCTTTTTGTTCTTCAGGTAATTTTGTTTGTTGATCAACAACATATCTCATAGCCGCAAGACCAAATTCTTCAGTATATGTGCCTTTTTCTTTTTTCTTTGCTATGTTATTTAAAATAGGTTTAATTTGATTATCTTCTATTTCCTGATTAGTAGTAATCTTATTGATTACATTTTCTACTTCAACTCTATTGTAGTCCTCTCGTTTTAATAGTCCTAGGACAGTATTCTTTTTCTTTTTTACATTTACGCCAGGTTCTACTGAAGGTGGTAATGCAACTCCTGAACCATCACCTACTGCATTAGCAGGAGCGTCTTCTTTCATAGATTTAATAGGCATACCTTTTTTAATCATACGTGATAATGCAAGACCAGATAAGAAAGGTATATGTTTTCTTCTTAAAGCGTCTAATGCTCTATCTGGTATTCTATTAAATATCTGTCTTAATTTGTTTGCCTGATCTATTGAGATTGTTTTATCCTTTAGTCCTGCATATTGTCTTGCTAACATATCTATTTGACTATCAGAAAATTCTCTTAAATCATCATTGTGGGTTCTTAAATCTTTAAAGGTTTTCATTAAAATTTTATTCTCTCTATGTTATCCTCTGATACAATTATTTGTTTTTCTGTATCTTCGTTTATCACATGGTATAGATTTACTCCAAAATAGTTATCAAAAGGTTTTTGATTTTCTGCTGTATAAACTATATCACCTATTTCAGCAGTTGTTTTACCATTCAAGTCTTCTAAACTATCTGTAATTGTAAATTTGCCTTTAGGTAAAAAGTCAAAATCTACATCTTCTCTTAAATCATCATCAAAGTTTATAAGATCATTTTCTCTTAAATGTTTATATAAAACTTTTTCTAATTCAACTGCGTTAATTTCTTTTTGTTCTTTTAGTAATAAACCTAAGGCAGCAGCATATGTGCCTAATTTAGATTTACCACCAGGTATAAAGTTAATAATTCTTTTTAAATTAAAAACAAATCTGTGTAGTATCGTATAACTATCTTTTTCTTTAGCAACGCTTAGAGTTTTGTTCTTTCTTAACACCTTACCATTCTGATCAATAATCCCATACTTGTATGCGTCAGTTTTTTCAAAGGGTGTTACCAACATTTTGATAACCCTATACGTTATTAATAAATCTATTGCTCTTCCCATTATAATTTCTCTAAACTTGATAACAAAGTTTTGTTTATTTTGATCTGTGGCATTTCATCTTCTCTCATTACATTTAAGTATTGTAAGAAAGTCTTTAATACAGACCAATATTCTCTTTCAATCTTAAATAATAATAAAGTCGCAGCTGCCTCATTACCAAATACATTTGTTAATACTATAATATGATTTAATACTAATCTAGTTTTCAGTTCACCTGTGGTTTTATATTTACGAAATAGACGTTTAAGATACTTAAATCTTTTCACATCTTCATAAAACTCCTGTTCAGAATCTAGGTTCGGAACATTGTAGTTTTTTATGGCGTAAAATAACCAATTCTTCTTTGTTATCTTATCAAACATTAGCCAAGCTCTGCATAAACTTTAACAGCGCCGTTCTCTAATGTTTCGTATCTACCTTTTAATTTTAACTCTTTACCAACTTTGTGTGTTAAACCATCATCATTTATATCACTACCGTCAGTATCTTTACCGAAACGACCACCATTTGCACTTAATCCGCTTTCAAAAGTTCCTTGCTTACCTTCTATTGCTATTGAGTCTTTTAATTGAACACCTATCGTTGCTAATTGATTCTCTAATTGAGATAACGCAGCTTGTGGCTGTACATATTCTCTATCAGCAATAGCACCAACATAAGCATTCACTCTTTGTAAGATTGCAGGACTTGAAATGTCTGCTGGGTTCATCACAGAATCTTCTGCTGAAGCACTATGTGAAGTAGTCCCTACACCCATTTGTCCGCCTTCTTTTATATGTTGTTTAAATGTTTTCATTTTTTTCCTTTTTCTCTTTTCTTAATGCCTTAAAAGACTTGCCGCCCATAAGGTCTTGTTCAACATCTTTTACATCTGACTCTTTTAACTTCTCATCAAACTGCTCAGAGTTTGGTGTATTGTTTGCCAAGTCGTTTAAAAAACCGTTGAGATTTTCCTTCATTTATCTTCCTCGTTTAATAATTCAGGTTGTTCTTTTTCACTAATATCCAAAGACGTTTGTTTAGCACCTTCTCCGTTGCCAAAATTTTTATCTAAAGATATTAACTTGTCAATCTGTTGTATTGCACCACCTACAGCATTCAAATTATTTCTGTAAGCAGTAGTTTCCTTTTCAATCATTTGCAATTTACCTTGCAACTCATCAAAAGTCTTTTTCAATACGCTACGCTCATCGTGTAATTGTTTTGTACTTATTCCCATTATATACTCCTAATAATATATTACGCTACTACGAAACCGTGACCTGTGATCACATTCCACTTCGCATTTTTAAATAAACAAGTAACCGTTTCTCCTTCAGCATTCAAAGTAATAGTTGTTCCACCTCTTAAATTAGTTGGTGTGATTACTACATTGTTTGTGCCTGAAGTTGATACATTGATAAATGTTTTAATTTGTCCTTCTGCACCATCAGCAAGTGATAAATTACCTACAGCAGCAGTCGCATTTACTTCCGTGACTGCGTGTGTGATATTTGCTACCTGTGATGAAGCGTCAGCAGTAATTGCCTCTGAAGCCTGTGCCAAACCTAAAAATGTAGGTATGTTATTGAACACATTTGCTGCTGAAATTTTCTTGTTAATTGGTGTGCCAGATGGATCATCTACCACGTGGAACAAATCTACGTCTGCGATTGCTGTTCCTAGATCGGTCAAAGCCGTTATCTTTTTGTCTGCCATTTTCTTCTCCTGTTAACCCTTTCGGGAATGCTACTCTAGGTATTTGCCTAGATCAATTTGTTCATATAGTATATATAAGGGCACATTAAGCGCCCTTACATAGTATTCGTTATTAACTTGATACAGTTTTAGCAACTGCAACACCACTAGCATAAGTTAGTGCCGCTGCTGTTGAACCATCAGCTGTGTCTTTGATTGTTCCACCATTTAATGCTAAAGTTGAAACAGTCATAACGTCTGTATTACCAGCACCAGCAGATGTTTTTCTAAATCTTAACTGGTTAGCTGTTGATAATGATGACACATAGCTCAATGTTAAATTACCATATCCACCACCTGATTGGTTACCGTTAGTTACCGTCAATTGTGGTGTTCCTGTTACCGTGACAGCCTCGTCAAAAGTGACTTCTACGTCAATTTGGAAGTTGGCGTCATTTGCTGTAAAGTCTGTATTTGCTGTAGTACCAACTACGAATCTTGTTCTCGTAATTGTTGGTGCTCTTAAACCTGTTGTAGATGAAGAACCTGCAAGACCGCCGATTGCAACTAGGACTTCTGGTGCTGCATTTGCATTACCATTTCCTGAAGCTTTCGTACCAGCCTTTTGTACCCAACCAGAGTTTGTTGCGTATATATCTGCTCTGTTGTTAGGTGCGTTCTCATCCACAGGAGCAAACTTAGGCTTATTGTCTGCACTTGCGTGTGCTTTTCCCCATAAAGGCATAATTTTCTCTCCTTATTAATAAGTTATTAAAAAACTTTATTTGTTGTTATATAACAATACTATTTATAAGATTAGAACCCTAGTCTTTTAAGTTCTGCGATTGTTTTAGATGTGTTTGTGTGATGTATTCCTTGACCACCTGCATTGATAAACTCTCGTATATTCTTCTCATAATCGTCAATAAGTATTGATGGTTTGCCTTTTCTAGCAAACAATTTTTTCTCTTTTCGTCTAACTAGATTAATTTTTGATCTGTTAGATATACCTGCATTTTTACTTAACCATTTAGACTTACCAGGTATACAGTTAGAGTCATAAGACTCTTCTACGTATGCTGATAATATATGAGGATCAAATTTTGATATGTAAGACCATAGTTGTCTGCCACCAGGCATCCAAGGTAGTGTGTGCCAGAAATCTTTTTTTGCTTTAATGAGCGACCACTTTTCTCTGGACGAGGGTATATTCATCCATTTATTAATAGACATTCCTGTTGTTCTTTGAGCAGCTGTTTTAAAGTCTGCAAGAACACCATCCATGTCACAATATATAATCGCCATGTAATGTCCTTAAATAGGTCTTGCGAATGGTTCTAATTCTATAACACCAGCAGATTTACCTGTTGCTGTTTTTCCTTTATCACCTAACTTAACTAGTTTTGATTCAGCAGTAGCAGGTTTAGTTTCACTTCTTAATTCTTTATAAGTTTTTTGACAAGCTTCTTTTTTAACATCTTTAGATATTGCGACTCTTTTTTTATGTAAATACTTATCAGTTGAATCTGTATCTCCATCGTTGTCAATGTCTTTGTCTTTTCTATCGTCAAACTTTTTCTTAACTGCAACAGGATTAACTGTATCTAACGCTTCACGTACCACGTCTTCTATTCCTTCACTTACAACTTTAGAAGCTGCGTCTGCAATTGAACCTGGTTTAGTTTCAAAGTATGTTTTTTCTGCTGATAGTTTAACGTTTGGTTTGTATTCTGCACTTATTGAAGGCTGTTTAGAAGCAATATCACTTATCTTATCCTCTACACTTCCTTCTTTACTATCAAAATATTTCTTGTTCATTTTTTCCCCTTAATTAGCCTTGCAATCAGATATTCATATATTTTTTTTGCAGGATGTTCTTTTGTTTCTGTTCTTGCTTGTTTCTGTTTTAATTGATCCATTTTCATTTGGATATTTTCCAGATCATTCTTTGTGATCTCAATAGGTGTTTTGTCTTTAGGATCACCTACATCTAAATCTTTTAATTTAGTTTGTAAAACCATCTGTCTAGTTCTCATTGTAGCCATCTTTTCACTATCAGTCATCTTTTCTTCTTTCATTGAACCAGCGTGTTTCATATCACCAACTTTTCTTTTACCTGCAACACTTCTTGCCATATTAGATACAAAGTTTATACCTGCTTGTGCAAGTTGCATTAATGTATCTGTTGAATATTTGTCTAAAAAGTTATTTAATGTTTTTGTTTTTTCAGGCGTCATAGTTTTTATTTGTGCCCAAGTATCTTTTAACTTTTTAATCTGTGCAGGATTCATTGCTTCTGTTATCATTGACTCTGCTATCTGTTTGATAGACTCATCAATATCTTCGGTAGTCATAATTGCCTTACCGCCTTTTGCAATAACAGATTTAACAAACTTGTCAGCGTCTTCTTTATCGTCATAATAAGCATTAGCAATTTTACCACCTTTTGAGTATGAAAATTTAACTGAATATCTTTCACTTAAATTACTTTCTTTAAACTTGCCTCTTAAAATATCTTTTGTAATTTCTATTTCTTTAACACCATCTCTTTTCAATTGTGTCATTTTATCTCTTGCTTTATCAGCAGTTTTGTATGGTATTGCAAATCTTTTTTTGTTTAAAGGATCTCTATATCTAACGGTATGCGATAACGCAAACTCCATTAAATCTTCTTGTTGCCATGTTGCTCTATATTTACTCATTTTTATTTACCTTTAGTCTGCTTCCACTCGTAGCAGTTCCAATATCTTTCTTTTGTTTTAGGACCTGGATTATCACAATCCTGTCTTGCACCAAATTCAAAATCTTCGTCCATTGTACCTGGACCAAATGGTATTTTCTTTACCATATCACCGTCTTTTACATATACCTCATATTTGTTATTTTCTTTTTTAATTGGGTCATTTAATTTTACTTTTTGACCTTGGTATTCTGCCTCGGTAATTGTTGATGGTAAGATACCCCACTCATTTACTTCTTCAGCAAACTCTTTAAATGATACTTTAAAGCCTTCAGAAGCACCTAATGATTTTCTCATATCTGCTTTAGACTTATTGTATTTTCTTTGGAATTCTTCTGGATCTAATCCGCCTTTTTCCTTAGTCATAAGGTCTATAGCGATGTCTTTCATTCTACCTTCTTGCATATTACTATTGGTATCTATTACTTTTGAAAACATCTTTTCGTATGTTTCCTCTATTTTAGATTCCCATTCCTCTCCGTATCTTTCCTTATATTTATGTATAGTTTCTTCTTTAGTTGCCCATTCCTCAATGTCTTTGAGTTCTACCTTCTTGCTCATATCTACTTCTTTCTTTGCGTTTATGTTTATGAGGTTACTACTAGGTTTACTAGGGATGTAAGATGTGCCTTGAAATTTAGGACTATAAAACTTCTCACCAGGAGTTATACTTGAAGTGTATTTTGCATAGTCATGGCCTATATCATAGGCCTCTGGTATACCACTATCCTGAAATTCAGTTCCTCTATGTTGAGGTTCTGTTTCATTTTTTGGTTTTGTTTTAAGTTCGCCATAAATCTCTTTAAATCTTTTAGTATTTTTACTTGCTTTACTTTGTATTTTGAAACCAGCAAGTTCATTTGAATCTTTTAATCCTTTGTCTTTAGATTGTTCTTTTTGTTCTTTCAATACTTTGGCTCTTTCTTCTAGTATTACTGGATAGACAGGTGTTTCCATAATATTGTATAACCAACATTTGTGTAATTTCATATCTTCATCTTCCAGGGTAACATAGTTTGTTCCTCTTCTTACAATGACGCCTGTTAAATTTGATTCTACATCATCTACTATATCACCTACATCATATAGGTGTTCCGTGATGTACTTATCTCTTAGCGTCATCTTCTCTAACTCCTCTTTTGTAGAGGCAGTTATAAATGGTTTAAATCTTAATGCGTCTGTTGATTCTGGTTCAAACGAAGCAGCCAACATCATTCCTTTTCTTACGTTTCTGAAAAGGTCTTGTGCATTTCTAGTTCTAGCAAATGAAGATGGCAATCCTTTTTTGAAAGTTGCAAAGTCTTTTTCTTTTGCAGCCGATCTCATTTTACTAGCACTCATTCCTGTAGCACCTTCAGCGTCAGGATCTCTTTCTCCTGCTGAAACTACAGATATACTATCAAAGTCATATAGACCATGACGGCTCTTAACGCCGTTATATTTTTTTAAGATAGTATCAAATTCTCTTACTCTATCTGAACCTGCAACCATCGTTATGTTTGAATAACCTCTACTTTGTAAATCGGTTACTATATCTAACAATACATTGGTTGGATTCAATACAATGTTTCTAGCGTGTCTAGGAAACATTTGCTTCATTGTTGCTAACTTAACTCTAGCATTCAATGGGTTTTTAGTTGTATCTTCACTCTTACTTAAATAAATTTTGTAGTCATCTGTTCTTTGTTGTGCTACTTTATTAATAAGTTTTTCGTGTCCTGTTGTAGGTGGATTGAAGCGACCAAAGGTAAATGCTATTGATCTACCTTTGGCCTCTTTTATTTTTGATAATGATTTCAGTTCAGCAGGTGTAATCTTGCCGTCTTCCATAATCTCGTTCAACTTTTTGAAAAATTTGAGATAATGATACTTTTCTAACATTTTATAAATCACATTTTTCGGAAGTCGGTTTTTCACACCAAACTTTCTGATCTCGTCTGGCGACATATCTTTGTCAAAAGCATCCTTTCGGTTTGCGATTGTCTTGGCGCCAATATCAATTAATGTGTTAATAGAAGATTTAATCTCATCTAACTTTTTAGAAATTAGGGATTGTAAGTTGTCTATTTCTCCACTACTTAAATCCTTTAACTCCTCATAATCAATCATATCACGTGCTAATTCACCTTTAACAACATCTATTTCAGAAACCTTTTTCTGAAAATCCGCTACGTATTTTTCTGGTTCAAAGGTTCCAGGTTCTGGCTTTTTGATAAACTTATTAAGGTCTATGTCAAAAGTGCCATCAGCCATGTCCCGAGCCTTACTAAATGTAGCAGGATCTATGATGGAAAAGTAGTTGATAGGATGCTCTGTGCCTGGTATATTTTTACCATTAATCTCTCCTTGATATTCTCTTATTTGATCGTGTACCTTTTCTTGTTCTGCTTTTGAACCAGGTATATCAAATAAGATATTTACATCAAGGTCTGCGTCTGCCCTATATTGTTTTGTTAATATACTACCAATTAATGTATATTTAACTACTTTACCAAATTTTTCAAATGTCTTTATACCATCTATTACCATTTTCTTTACAGATGGTTTTAATTTTGGAGCGCCTGTATTTGCGTTATCAAATACGCCTCTTGCATATGTCTTTCTAGGTATGTCTATAATAGACTCTTTTATAAAATCTTTAAATCTCATCTTTTTTTCTTTTTTAATTCTTTTCTAACCCATTGTTTTGCAATATGATTTTTAACAGGTGCTCTTAAATATTTATTTACAATCTTAGCCACCTTGTTCATTGTAAGGGTTGTTAATTCAAAATCTGATTTATTGTTATCAACAACAATAAAATTACTCATACCAAATAGTCTTTGGTATCTACCCATATGACTTTGTGTTTCATTCCAGTTTTTAGTTGTTATATACTCTGGCACCGTTCTTTCTCGTCTAGCATTTCTTTCTAATGCAACATCTAAACTTGTATTTACAAATATCATATAAGTATCGTAACCCATAGTTTTAAAATAATTAACATGGCGTGCAACCATATCGTAATCTCTACCTGTTGAATCTATAACCATACCTAATCTACCTCTTACCCACATTGATAGAGATGAAAGAGCAGTCATTTTTGAGTGGACTCTAACTCTATGTCTTTCGTCTGCCTCATCATCTGGCATTTGCATTGATAATCCTGCCTTCTTTAATTCTCTTTCAAAGTAAGTATCACTATTTACTACTTTTAATCCTGTGCCTGCAAATACACTTTTAGTCACAAATGTTTTACCACTACCTGGACCACCTGCAAGAATAAATGCTTTAAATATACCTGGGTCATAGACACCTTCGTTTAACATCATATCAATACTATTCAGATTCATTTTCTATCCTCTTTATAATTTCGTTAGCAGTTTCTTCTGGTGTGCCGCCCTCTGCTTTTATTTCTAAAAACCCTGGTCTCTTTCTTAAATATTCTATTACAGGACCTGTTTCTTTTTTGTATAATTTTATTCTGTTACCTATGATCTCTTTTGTATCATCTGCTCTACCTCTAGCAAGTAATCTTCTTATTACTTCTTCGGTACTTACTTCTAAAAATACTGCATAGTCGTAACCTATTCCTGCCTTGTCCATATCTTCTACTTGTTCCATATATCTAGGCCAACCGTCTAGTATATAACCTTTAGGCGATTGTTCTACTTTTGCTACTATCAAGTCTAATACTATTTGATTAGGTACAAACTCACCTCTATCAATAATTGATTTAACTTGTTTTCCTATTTCACTATTCTTTTCTACTTCTTTTCTTAACATACCACCTGGGTAAATATGTGTAATATCAAAGTGTTCAATTAAGTATTTTGAGTATGTTGATTTACCTGAACCAGGACCACCTAACATAATGATTCTTTTTCTACCTAATTTTTCAAATATAAAATCTCTAAAAGTTTTCATTTCTTTTCCCATGCCTCTGGGCATATTTTTTTCATTGCCTCTATAATTTCTTCTATTGTATATGTCATCCTCGGATCCAATCTTTTGGCATTGTAAAGTTCGCTCTACTAAATTCTAATCTATCTACAAGTTTTACTGCGTTGCCCATTCTATCTACAGCAACATAACCTTCAGGATCGGTTACTCTAAAACCATTACCTGTTTGTAAAAATGTGCCAATAGATTTAATTTGATTCATCTTACTTACTAAAAAGTTCTTAATTCTTTGTAAGGTTACATATGTTGCAATTGCAAAATATATTTCTGTGTCATTACTATCAATAAATCTTAAACCTTCGTTTTTTATCATCTCGTATTTCTTTTTAGCATTAGCAGTTTTTCTTTTAGATACTTCATCATCTAAAGCGTCTGCATAATATTTTCTAAATTCTTTTTGTAATTTTGCAACACCACCTATTGTTTCACCATTTCTAATTTTAGTATTAAAGAATATTTTAAGTCTTGCACCAACAGATAATAAGTTGTGTTGTCTTTTTAATAATTCTAAAACTTTCTTACCTTTTTGAAGTGACCCATTTGCCATTCTTATCAATGCGTCATATCTGTCAGACTCAGCAGTTGAAAATGTTGATACACCTGAAGTGTCTTTATATGAAGCGTCATCATAAAATACTGATGGCGTCTTTGCAAATCTTCTTACATTGACGCCAAAACTTGCTTTAAGACTAGCCATTTTTCTTCCTGTGTAAGTAGTGTGAAAAATGATACCTAATTTAGCTCTTAAAATTCTTCTTGCAAGATCAGTATTTTCTGGAACAGCATATGTTATGGTGTTCGGTGTAAAGGCAATAGCATCCTCGCCTCTAATTGCTACCTTTTTAAGATCAGCAGGTGTAAATAACAAGTCGCCTTGAACAACACCTCTAATACCTAATTTAGGTAATTCTTTTAAACATACAGATAATTTAGCTGCTAAACCACCTGGATGATTTTTTCTTATGTCCGCTTGTGTGTAGTTGATTTTAGGTTTTACGTTGAATACAGATTTTGATCCTACAAAGAATCTGCCGTTCTCTGGATTGACGCCACAGAATACTGCTGGAGCACCATCCCATTTTACTGAAACATTTAATTTTCTACGAGATGAACCAGTAAGCATATTTCTTAATGATTTAAGAAACTCTATACTCGCTAACCCGCCTTGATAGCCATCGTTAATAATGCTATCTTCTAAATGTTCTAAATGAGTATTTTTTGACTCACTTAAATATTGTTTGAAACTATACATATCTCTCCACTATATCCATTATATCAAAATTTAGTGCCTTTGTCAAGCAAAAAATTACACGAATTCCATTAATAAATCACTACTTACTAGACTATTTATAATATTAATCTTTTGCGATAACAAAAGGAGAGGAGTTTATTGTTCTGGACGCCACATATGCAAATATAGTTCTCATTACATTATGCGTTTTTTCATTAGGTTTTTTGAAGTAATCGGATATGACTTTTCTTAAAGGATTCATTAATGTTATAGCAGATATAGCACCAACATCTGCATTAAATTGATCTTTTAATTGTTTCTTTTCTTGTTGTTTTAAACCACCTGGTGGATTATATCTTCTATTGCCACCACCATGTTCATTATATACTTTCATTGCCTTTTCAAATGCTGTATAACCTGTCTTAAAAGTATCGTGCATTTTTTTTCCAAAGGAAGGATCATTAATTTTAATCTGTTCTACTAGTATAGGGAATGATGTAACCTGGCCACCGAGTGCTGACGCACCCTCATATTTTAAAACAACCTTAAATCCTGGCGATGGTTTACCACTAGCAGCAGGCGTGTGTCTAAATTGTAAAGTGCCATTGTATTTACCTGATTTTAATTTTGCATAGATGTCCCTATAACCACCTCTACCTGTAGAGTATTTTTGTACCCACTTAAATGATTTATTTCCTACTTTATAACTACCTGCCATATCTTTATAAGGAAGAACACCGTTAGCAAATGTTTCTGCTAATAGTGCTTCTTCATCACTTCTTTTAAAGTTCACTACTTTTAATACAACATCTGATTTTGATTTAACTTGTTTAAGTGATAGTGGTAATAGTTCTCCTGCTTGGATCAGTTTACCTATCTTTGTATTTAAAGTAGCAAATTTTAGATTACTTGCTTTAGTTTCTGGATCATCAACCATTTTTTTAATTTGTTTTTTTGCCAAATCTGTAGCAAAATAAATGTCTGCAGGCGACCACTTGTTTATATTACCAAAGAAAGTTGATTTTTTTGATTTTTTCCATTCTTCGTTTGCTGACTTATATAGAAGTGACATACCTTTCATCACTAGATCATCACCATGTTTATAAAAAATACCTTGTGCTTTAGGTGCCTGTATCCTTCCAAAGTTTTTAGATACTATAGATTGTATTTCTGTAATTAAATGTTCTGCGATTTTAAGTGATGAGATAAACCATTCAGGATTTTTTTCAATATAAGTTATTATAACAGTTTTTGATCTTTCTGTTTTAACTTCGCCTGATGAATATCCTCTCTCTATTATTTTCTTATGCTGATCAAAAAATTCATCTGCACCTTTCATCTTTTTAATATAGGGTGCAAATTCTGTTTTAGTTTTTTTAACTCCTAAAACATCTGCTATATAACAGAATAGTGCTTGAGCGCCTTCAGCTTCTGGTGTGTTTGTTATTGCCATACATATATTTATCTTCTCCCACGTCTTCTTGCTGGGGCTTTATATGATGATTTCCCTTTATCTAATATTCTTTCTTTTTCTGATCTTTGATCAAAGAAATTAGGAAAACCAAATATTCCAAACGTTTTATTTTTGTTTTGAAACTTGACTATCTTCTTAACATCTTCCTCAAAGAAAGATTGTTTTAAGACTAACTTACTAGGCATTTCTACAGCACGCCAAAGTATCTCACCTTTTACTTTGACCATTTCTGTCTTATAATATATTGATGGTTTATTTTTCCTCATACTTTAAAATCACTAAATTTATCATACACATCAACATCTTGTGGACCTGATGGTTTGTTTATTTGTTTTTCAGACTCTTGGTTGCCATCTGATAGATTTTGTGCTGATTGTTCTACATCATATAATCTCATCTTACTTCTATCAACACCTATAATGAAAGCACGATTGACAGCAGGATCATTATATCTATTCTTTAATTGTTTAACTTTGATCTGTCCTAGTTCTTCTAACTCATCATTACTAATTAAAGCAAACATAAAGTCAGCCGTTGCAGGAAGACCAAATGATTCTGATGTATCTTCTAAACCAACATCACTTGAAAGATAACCTGATCTTGTTGTTTGAGTTGCACTAACTATTGGTACATCATATTGTACTGCAAGACCTCTTAATTCTTCAGCGATTGCCTTAACATAGAAATATGAAGATATATTACCACCTTTAAATCTACTACTAGAGCAAATGTTTAGATAGTCAATGAATACTATATCAGGTTTAAATGATTTCTTTAAAGAAAGTTCATCCATTAAATTTTTAAAATGACCTGCGTGAGCAGCTGCTGTAGGATATTCTTTAATGATTAATTGACCATTGATCTTACTTTGTAATCTTTTTGTCTTGGTATCGTATATGTCTTTTGGCATTTCATAAAGATCATCTATGGTCACGTCTAATAAATTAGCGTCAATTCTTTCTGCAATTCTTTCCTCTGCCATCTCTAAAGTTATGTACAATACATTTTTACCTTGAGCAATTACACTACTTGCAACGTGGCACATAAACAAAGATTTACCAACACCTGTACCTGCAAGAGCAACGTTAAGTGTTTTAGGTGGAAGACCACCTTTTGTAATTCTATTGAAGTATGATAGATCAAATTTTAATCGTTCTTCTACTCTATGGTAATAATCAAATCGGTCATCTGCTTGAGCAATATAATCGTGACCAATATGTCTATCAAACGAAACTCCTAATGCTTCTGATAATATACTTGGTATTGCTTCTGGTGTATTTTTTTTATCTTTACCATCAATGATTTTAATACCATGCAATACTGCATTATACACAGCACGATCTTTACACCATTTTTCTGTTGTATCTAATAACCATTGTTGTTCAACTTCTTCGTGTGTTAAACTATTTAATAATTGATTTGTATTTTTAAATTCATCTTCGGTTAGAGTTTTATTATTTGATAACTCAATAGCGATTGCTTCTTTTGAAGGCAATGCATTATACTTAATAACAAAAGCATTTATGATATTGTATATTGTAACCTCATCTCTATTTCTAAAGAAGTCAGGTTTAATAAAAGGAATAGTTCTTCTGGTAAAGTCTTCGTTATGGATTAGATTACTTAAAAGTGTTTTTTCAAATTGATCAGACATAATGTAGATAACTTCCTATAATATACTTTGGTTGATTGATTGGTTTTTCTCCTGTATGTTTATAAGTCCATAAAGGTGGGAACACTAACACTTTACCTGCTTCAGGTTTTACTGATATATCATAATCAGGAAATGTTGTTTCGCCTTTATCGTTATTGTTTAAATACATAAAAAAAACTAAAAATCTTCTTGCACTATTATAGTCGGTGACATCCACGTGGGTTTTAAATTCGTCTGTTTCTGGTTCATACTTCTTAAATCTTATCTGTTCAAAGCCAAACTTATCTGGCCATTGTTTTATTCTATCTATATTAACATCTTCTATATACTTTGTCAATACGCCACGAAGCTTTGTAAAGATTGTCTTTGTATATTCTTGCCAATCTTCGTGCATAGAAACATTTATTTCTGTAAATGATCTATGATTCTCTAATTCTGTTTTTACCCATTGTGATTGTGAGTCTTCAAACTTATCTATTAAGTGTTGGCATTGGTCTGCCGTCATCACATTATCGTATGTTCTTATATACTTATTTGTTAAATCTGATTGTGCCATCTTGTAATTGTTTGTCTACCACTTCAACTAATATATCACCTACGTAATTTCTAAAATCCATACTTGTTGTATCAACATTATTAGGATTCTCTTTTATATCATAAGTAAATTTTAAAGGCATTTCACCTTGAGCATTTGCTTCACTAGCAAATTGTACTTTGCCATAGGTGTAAATTATGTCTTTATAATTACCTTCTACAATTTTTATACAACTAAAGTCGTCAACATCACGTTGAGCAAAGACGTATCTATTCTGCGCCATAGAGGAACTCTCTTTTGGCTGCTTCGTCAATTTTAGCGAGAACATCTTTAGTATAAAATTTAGTAGGTTCATTATTGATTGTTTTAGCATATTGTTTTGATCCGTCAGGTAATTCTATTCTTGTTGATACAGATTTAAAGATACCATGTTTTACTGCAAGTTCTAATAGACCATAGTGTTGATCTAAACCTTTGTCGTAAGTTAATCTTACATCAATCATAGCATTTTCTTTTGTTAATCTGCTCTTATAATTCTTACAATGTATTACATTACCAATTACTTCTTTACCATCTTTTTCTTTTCTTTTTGATAGATAAACTATATTACTTGCAGCGTATTTTAATCCAGATCCTCCACCCATTTCTTTTTGTGGGAACATAGAACCAATTACATCATAGGTATGATTAGTCATAATCATTGGCACTTTAGCCTTACCTAATTTTAAAGTTAATACTCTAAATGCAGCCTTGACTATTTGTGATCTAGTCATATCTCTTGTTTCTTTACCTTCGGCTGTATCTGTCATTTCTTTTGTAGTAGATAACATACCTAAACTATCTAATACAAACATAATAGGTTTTCTTTTACCTTCGTCTTGTTCTAAATATTTGTCAATCACTTTTATTGATTGATGTCTAAATTCTTGTACTGTGGCAACTGGTACTACAACCATTCTCTTACTATCAATGCCACGACTTTCAACTAAATCTTTTGTTAAAGCACTTTCTGATTCAAAGTAAATAACACCTGCGTCTTTGTTTTTATCAAGGAAGTGTTTTACAATACCTAACGCAAAAAATGTTTTACCTGTTGCAGCTTCACCTGCGATTGCTGTTATCTTATTACTTGGTAGTCCACCAAATATACTGCCCGATAATAGGGCGTTTAATGTGTATGATCCTGTATCTATGAAACCATCTACGTCACCTGCCGTCATACCGTCAGCAACTAGACTTGCATATTCATTGCCAGTTTCTTTTATAATGTCTTTTAAAAAATCACTCATTCATCTTCTCCTTGATAATTTATACAATAATATTTTATACTTAAAGTATAACACATTTTACGTATCTCGTCAAGCTGCTCTCGCTTGAAGTTATATGTCATTGTTTGTTTGTTCTTATATATCACTATTTGCATTAAATTTTAGTGGTTCTCCCTCCCATTCGAATCGCAATTTATCGTCTTCTGGGATCCAAATTGATGGGGGATGCTCTAAATCGTCTTGTCTTATATCTGTCCATATCTTATCATACAGATCACCTGTGTCCATAGGTCCTAATTGTGTAAAGACACTACCTTTCATTTTAGAGAGTCTTTGTCTTAATAACTCTCTATTATATTGTAGTAGTCTTTGATAATCCCAATACGCTTTCTTATCTTCGTAATCGGTTTTAGATATAGCCATACTCATATTTATTATTTGACCTTACAATATCTTTGACATGGACCTGGAGCTGTGTCAGGATCCTTCCATGTATCTGGTAGTTTTTTAGAAAACAATTCACTATCAACTATTTCTTTCATACTATGGTTGTCTAAATTATATTTTTCTTTGTTTTCTAAATACTCATCAACCCAAGGATGTGCCCCTTTGATAAAATGGTCATCTTCATCAAGTCTATCAAAGTTCCTTTTTAAATAACAACATTGAAATACTTGTCCATCTGGATTGACCAAGTATCTATTATTATTCTCACGCCATTTACAAATTATTTTCGCCATGTGTTGTTTTCTCTAAAAATTCTTTTTGGCCTTTCTCGTTAGTAAAATGCCATTCCTTTTTACTATCAAATCTATCACTATAATAGTGTTGGTGATTAAGTGAGCCATGTGCTAGTGCTAAATCTTTTATCTCATCCATATAATCTTCATTGTGTTTAAATATAATACTTTGTGATAAAGGTATTGCTTTAGTCGCTGATAAACTTGTTAAAGCGTCTAATGATTTTTTAAGTGATGTACTTCTTCTATATTTCGTATGCATTTCTTCATCTATACCATCTACATCTATAACCATTGATAAACGTCTACCACAATAAACACCTAGGTCCCAATAAAATTTATCTGTACGAATACTACCATTTGTAGTTATAAGCACTTTTGCTTTACTATAATCCATAATATAATGTACAATGGGTTGTATATCTTTTGCCATTAAAGGATCACCCCACGTTCCACAAAAACTTACTTCGCTTATATCTTTTAAACAATGTGTTGTAAATCGTTTTTTAAAATCTTCAAGCGACCATGTCGTTAAAGGTAAAGTCTTAACTGTACCTAAACCATTTACATCTGTTCTTTGGCATTGAGGACATTTTGCATTACACAAGTTCGTTATTGCTACATCAACTGTCAAAGCCTTTTGTCTTAATAACCTTGGATTAATTACTAACATAAGACTATTTATTTTTAAAATAAAGTTGCTCTTCTACTGTACCTAAAGTAATCTAGTTTTTCTTTTGAAAAACACCAAACGTTTTCAATGTAAATACGATTCATAAACTCTGCTTTTTCTTCTTCACTTTTAAATAGTTTATCTGATTTAGGTCGTTGCATAATTCTCATACCTATTTGACCGACAAAATTATCTTTTAAACTATCAACTAATTCATCACTTGAATAATATCTCTTATTCTTAATATTAGGATCCATGATATTAACAAACATATGCTTTGATCTTTCTAAACTCTTTTTTGCAACAGGTAAATAAAAATCATCACGCCATTTAGAATACTCATCAAATTTAGACCATGATTGATTTTCTTCTTTTTCACCACCCTCGTTATATCTTTCTGTTGAAAAATATGGTGGTGATGTAAAGGCACAATCTATATTGTCTATCTGATCCCATGGTAGGTCTTCAGCACCACAATTATAGATTGTGACTTTTTTAGGTGTTGAGAGAAAACTATTATATGTTTCTATTTGTTTTAAATATTGTTTGTAAGTATTAGGATTAGGATCACAGCCGATATATTCTGTTGCGTCACTAGCAAAGAAACCTGCAAGTCTATCGCCCCAACCACAACTTGTATCTAACACTCTTTTAGCATCCGTCATTTGATATATTGTTTTTGCAACATTAGGTTTAAATTGTGTTGCAATATATGTACCTAATCTAAAGGCAGATATATAACTCTTATCTGTTAATGAGCCACCTCTTAATTCTTCTTTGCCATCAATCATTACTGGTTTCATACTATTAATACCACGCCATATAGGACCTAGACAACGCCATATATCTTTTGCTGTACCATTCTCCCATACATCCATTGGTGCTCTAAAACCAAAACTACCACAATTTAATCTTAAATGTTGATGAAAGTAATTACTCACATCATTATATACTGATGGTGCGTCTATGATACCTAGACCATGGTCTTTAAAATTATATTTGTAATCATCATACTTTTCTTTTATATTCTTTTCAACTTGTTCTATGGGTTTTACAAACTCCCATACATCTTGTTTCTGTAAAGATTTAAAACATTGACGCATTACATCAGCAGATATTTGTTTTAAAGGAAAGCAAGGTCTTACTTCAGCAATATATTCTGCTAATAGTTCTCTAAACTTCTCTTTACCTAAATCATTTGTGACCGTTTCAAAGGTCTGTTGATCCATTATAGGCAACTTATTTTCATCTGCGTATTTACTTAACTGATTCATCATTCCATTTCTTTAATAACCATATTACAAAACCATATATTATTATAACATATATTATCGCTAATGTCAATTCCATTTGGTTACCTCATTTCCCCATACATCCCAACCAGGAAAACTCTCTCTAGCAAACAATTCTATTCTTGGTAAGTCACCACAAAGGTTAACTATATCATTTCTGATTCTATCTGGTTTTCTGCTATGTTCTCGTCTTTCATCTACAACTAATCTATCTACATTACCACTTACTCTTTTTGGTTTTCCTTTTGTTGCTAATATACAAGTTTCAGTATTTGCTCTTGTCCAATAACCTGGCCCTTTAAAGTAATAGTTTTTAATTCTATCTTTATTAGTCTTCACCCAGGTAAACCCTACGGTCTTGTATTGAAATCCCCATTTCTCAACAATAGGTATTTGTTTGTGTAATAATGGATCAGTACACCACATAAACAATACACAATCTTTATCTGCTAAATCACCAATAGGTAAATTCTCTATGTCTTTCATAGTCATTGTTGGATAATGATTTGCTGGATTAGTCTGTGCCTTATCATTATTCCAATTCTGAAAATGCCAAGGTGGGTCAGCGTATATTATGTTATATTTTTTATTAGTATCCATATAGTTAATATTATAATGAAAAACATTTTAGTATCTATTTGAGTCATAGCAATTCTTTCACCTGCTTTAGCGGCTATCCAAATTGTCAGATATAAAAATAACATTGCCTCCATCATAATTTGTATTCAAAATTTTGTGTCTCCTCATTAATGTGTATTTGTTTTGCACCATTTCTAATATGAAAGTGTGTTGCCATTGGTGTTAAGGGTGATAAGGTTACCAATCTTTCAGACTTATTCTTTTTAATCCATTCAGCTAATTTATTAATAATCTCTTTACCTGCACCTCTCTTACGTGACCATACTGTATATGCAACAGCAATATTACCATCTTTAACTCTGGACATATAATCCATTTCTCTAACGGTATAAGGTACTTCAGGACAAAATGCAACGCAAACTATTGCTTCAATCTCATCATTATATTTTAATCCAAATATTTTTCTATCGTGTGTAATTCTAAAACCTAAAGTCAATTCAGGTCTAACAGGATCCTCTGCTACATCTATATCGTCTAGTTCAACTAAATCTGTTCCTTTGACCCATTTAAAAAAGTCATCTATATTATCTTTAAACTTTTTCATCCGAAGAAAGCCTCCAATGTTGCCTCACGTTCTAACTTCCACCCTATACTTTCCAATACAAGTCGTAATGGATCTGTAAATGTTTTAGTAAATTGTGTATCGTAATCTACATATTTGTGTAAATCAAATTCAGTAGGTATCTTTGTTGAGAAAGATATAACGGTATCTTTAATTGTATTAGGTTGTTTTATCATTAAAAACTTTATCTTGTCACCATCTTTTATCAATGGATATTTTCTTTGTAATTTATTTTTAAGTAGATAATGATTATATATTAAACTGCCTTTTACATGGATTGGTGTGCCTTTCTTATAGATTGAATTAGGATCAATATATTTGTCCAAGTAATTACAACTTCTAGGAAAGGCAACCTCCTCTGGCGAGAGTGTCTTAAATACTTCTTTGAAATCTGCAACAAACTTTATTAGAGAGTCTTCGCTCTCGTTCATTATAACTCTTATGGCGTCTTTAATCTTACCACGGCAGACTTCAGGTGTAGAAGACTTAACTGCTTCTACGCCCATAATTTTTAATTTAGGTTTATCAAATCTAATACCTTCTTCATCAAATACATTCATCATATATCTTTTTTTAGCAACCCATATTGCTTTGTTAGCAATTGATTCTCGTTTCATAATCATTTTTTGTTGATAAGCATTTACATAGTGAGCAAGGTTTTGAAAACTATCGTCAATTACTTTTTGTATTTTTTCTTCAGCAGCCTTGTTTATAAAATCTGTAATCTGTTGTGGTGATTTATCTTTACAAACTTTTTCTACTAACTTATCTAATTTTAAATAAATTGAATCTGTATCAGACGCAACAACATAATTTACATTGGTTGTATTTAAAATCTTGTTCATAAATTTATTGACATCTCTTTCAACCCAACGAATAGATAACTGACCACCCATTGTAATCGCCTCTGCTATTTTCACATCAAAATATCTAAAGTATTGATTGCCGATTGCACCATAAGCAGAGTTAAGAGCAATCTTTTTTGCCATTTGAATATTATTACATCTACTAATCTCATTCTTATAGATAGGATCTTTTGTTTTTTGAAATTCTTTTTTTGCGTCTATCGTTTTCTTTTTAAATACAACACGATCACCATACATCTTTTCCATAAGTTCAGGTAAGAAACCTTGTTTATCTCGTCTATACATTGAGCCGTTAGGTGCAACGGTCACATTTTTATCTCTTGTCCATTGTAAATCAAACTTCTCATTTAGATAATTTTCTACACCCATATTCTTTGGTTCAACACCGATTAGTGTTTCAGGCGATAAATTATACTGCATAATTAAATGTGGATATAGTGAGTTCAAATCAAACGAAACAATCCAATTATGCATACCTAGTTGTGGATCTTTTACATATGCACCTTCGTATTGTGTATCCTTATTGTGTTCTTCTCTAGGTGGTATGATAATATTCTTTTTAAGTAAATGATTATAGATGATTGTATCCCAAACTCTTACCTGTGAATAGACATCTGTATAATTAACTTTGGCCTCATACGCCATAGTTAAGCATAGTTCAATCAATCTCATTTTATCTTCTAACTTATCAACTAGTTCAACATCTTGGATATTGTATTCTACAAATTGTTGATAGTCTTTTGTATAGAAGTCTTTAAATGTTTCATATGGATTATCTATTTTAGTTTCACCTAGTTCTACTTTGGCAATGTAATTTAGTTTATAAGACTCTTGCCTTACATAAGTAAATTTTTTATACAGATCAAAATAATCTAATATAGATACGCCTAGTATATTCCAATATTGTTGATTCTTTTGGCCCAATTGTATTCTATCTGCATTGACATAATTCCATGGAGACATTTTATTAATTGTATCGTTATCAAATATCATCCTCATTCTATTCATCAAATAAGGTATATCAAAAAACTTAACATTCCATCCAGTCACAATATCAGGATGATTTTTACACCAAAACTTTAGAAACTCTAGCAACATATGCTTTTCGTTCTGGCATTTTATATAGGTCACATTTGTTTTTTTAGAAATGAAATCACCTGTGCCCCAAGTTAATATCTGTTTATTGCTATGATTTTTTACCGTAATACATATAACCGTTTCTTTTGCAGTATCAGGATCGGGAAAGCCGCTCTCACACTCGGTTTCAATATCAAGTGTGAATATCTTAATGTAATCTTTATTCCATCTTATCTCGTCTTTATATTCGTCACCTATGAATTGATAGTTGTATCTATTCATACCAAAGATTTTATACTCTGGTATTGTACTATACTCACTATAGAAATGTTTTGCTTTTGATATAGAATTAAACTGCTTAGGTTTTAGTTTAGTACCGTCTAGTGCTTTAAATTTTGATTGTTCTTTTGTTGGCAGATATAGTTTAGGACTATAATTGATTCTGCTTAAATATGATTCACCATTATTGACACCTCGGATAAGTAATTTACCCTTGTATTCAATAACATTCGTATAAAAACTACTCGCCAAATTCATAATATATTATAACACGATTGCCGCTTAATGTCAAGTAATGATTTTTGCTTGAGGTGGCGTGACTAATTGACCAGTATTTTGTTGGTATGCATTGATCATATTGTCGTCTGGTGTTGTCTCGGTTATAATATTGTTCTTTTTGATTTTGATTGTCTTGTCTTTTGTGTATGGTATGTAAGGATGAAACCCTATCTTCATTGGTTTGCCTGGATCACCTTGCATTGGTATCAACACAAATGGTTGTTTTATGCCTTGAGAAGCGTCTGTTGTAGTTTCTTCGTCAGGCGTTCCTATAATGTCCTCACCTGTTGTGAGTCTGTATAATCTAATCATAATATATCCTATTCAGTTTTTTCTTCAGTTGATTGTTTTTTTCCTATATTGTACTTTGCTTGTAAATTCCATTGACTTTTTTCTTTAAAAGCAATGATCTTTATTTGTGATAGAGGTGCTTTGTTTTCAGCAGCCTCTGGTTTAACTATTGATAATAGATTCCAATCTTGTAATAAAACACTAATTGTATTTCGTCTTTGTATATCGTTCTCAACTAGTGTAGCCTTCTTGCCATCTAAAGCAAAAAGTTCTTTGAAATGTACTATGTAGTATTTACCTTGTTTGTGTAGTATGTGGCAACTTTGAAATAAAGTTTTATCTTTACGACTTGCAACACCTATTCTGGATAAAGTTTCCCTTATCTTTAAGAAATCATCTGGCTGTTTAAGTGTAACCTCTAACATCTGCTCAGGTGACCAATTAAAATTGTCTTCACTCATCTTTTTCTCCCACCCTTATCAAGTTTCTCTTTGATAAGATTCAATTGTTTTTTATCTAATATGTTAAGGGCAACCTTTGCTTTTGAATTACTATAGCCGTAGTATTCTTTAACATAATCTAAATTTTTTGATTTAGCTGTGGTGACCCACTTGCCGCCAAATCTTTTTCTCTTACGAATACTATTTAGTAGAAAGTGAAATTGCAGTCGTTTAGTGAGGCTGTGATGGATATTCATCTCGTTTGCCATCATTATACTATCAATATGTTGTGATAGGCAACGATTTATGATGTATGGTGGAAACTTCTTTTCCCAAGTCAAATCATCTCCGTCTAACAAATTAACTTTTGTCCAGTTAATTGCATTTAGATAATCAGATAATTTATACTCAATCATTAATGCTTCTCGTGTTTTTTGTGACCTTTATGAGAACCCATATAGTAATCGCTTGGTTCATAATCCCAAACTTTACCGTGATGTCCTCTCCAGTCAGCCCAAAACATTCTTGCTCTAACTATAAGTCTTCGCCAAAGTGTTCTTCTTGCCATTATCTCCTCTACTTAAATTTACATTCTGCCATGATCTGTGTCAGGCACGCAACCATATTTATCTCATGGTCGGCCACAAAGGCGGATTTATATTGGTAATCAGCAATTGTTAGAACGGCTGCAGGTATAGATTGAGGTTGAAGATGTTTGTATAGGATATCATAGATAGATGAGAATAGACTACTAGGGTCTTTATCTAGGTTTTGAATAACCCATTTTCTCATATCGCCAAATCGTTTTTCTTTTAATAACTTGACTAGTTCTTTATTATTGATCTCGGATAAACTGACTAATATACCACTATCAACTTTACCTCTTACTGAATATCTTTGTAATTCATTAATAGTTCTACGGAAGTCAGGATAATGTCTTTGTATTAGTTCAGCAAGGACCTTATTATCAAACTCTATATTCTCTGCCTTTAATAGTTCACCTAGTCGTTTCATAAACGCACTAGCAGTTTTTACTTTCTGACCATTGGTGATTCTAAAATCAATAACGGTGCAACGACTATGTAATGCAGGGATTATCTTGTTCTTAAAATTACAAGTAAATATAAATCTACAATTCTTGTAAAATGTTTCAATGAAATTACGCAACGCAGGTTGAACACTATCAGCGTTCATATAGTCTGCCTCGTCTATAATAACGACCTTGTGAGTAGATGACTCGTCTAATGATACAGTTGACGCAAAGTTCTTAATAGTCGTTCTTAGCGTGTCTATATGACGGCCTTCATCTGATCCATTGATGATTATATAATCTGCCTTTAGTTCTTCACATAAAGCACGAGCAACAGTAGTCTTACCTGTTCCTGCTGTGCCTGATAGAAGAAGATTAGGAATCTCTTTTTGTTTTAGAAACTTACTAAAGGTATTCTTTAGGTCTTCGGTTAATATGCAATCCTTAATTGCTCGTGGTCTGTATTTCTCCACCCATAGGAAATCACTCATATGTAATCTCCTTAAAATGTTGAATCAGCTTCTAATGCAATCCAGTATTGGACTTTAACTTTCTTATTGATAAAGTGAGCAATCTTTGCCTTTGATAATGCAACATCATAATCGCCAGGAATAATTTTCATATTCTCGGCCTTGATATATGCAGTAAATTCTAAATCAGTTTCGCCGACTTCTACAGACGACTGGTTTGAGTTAGAGTTCTTTTTATCTAATGCAACAAGTTTTATCTTGCCTTTCTCACCTTTGAAAGCAATATCAGGTAGCGATAAGTTAGTATATAACTTCTTAACAGACTCATAGTCGCTATTCTTTAATGTAAATGCAACCGTCTTGTCTGGCATTGATATTGTTTTTGTTGGATATCTCAATGTAGATTTATCAGCAAATGCATATCTAGCATTTAATGATGACTTCTCATCTTTGATTTTTAAATTAGCAGTACCATTAAAGTTCAACACAGGTTGTTGAAAACTATCTAATGCTCTTAAAAACTCTGGTAAGTCATATACTCCAAACTCACTTTCAAAGTTTTCTTCTACGTCTGCTTTTGCCATAATATTTCTCATGGTTGACATTGTTTGTAATGTCTTACCAGGAGTAAATAATATATTAGCATTAATATCGCTAAAATTTCTTAGGATACCAATTGTACTATCACTTATTTTCATTTCATCTCCTTATCATAATTTAATAATAATATAACATAGTGTACTGCTTTTAATAAGTCAGCACGATTATGTCCCTTCTTCTTCCCATACCTACACAAATATTTAATTGCATTTGCATGGCAAAAATCTTTTCCAATGTTTAGTGTTTTTAATAAGTCTAAAACTTGAAAGCCTTTTTGATCACTTGAATAGTGTTGGCCGTAAGTTGACTTAACATAATCACCAATCTCTTTTAATATTTTATCTTCGTTGTATTTCATAATATAATTATAACATTATTCTTTGTTAGAGTCAAGCGTTGATTGTTGTAAATATTTTAATACAGACTCAGGACTAGATACCTCATAAGGATCGCCAGTTGTATTATTATCTTTACCTTCTTCTTCAAATACTTTTTCTACAATACCATCATTGATAATTGCAGAATAACGCCATGATCTTTTACCAAACCCTTGTGGGTTTTTATCAACTAGCATATTCACACCATCAGTAAATTGACAGTTGCCATCAGGTATGACTTTAATGTTTTCTAATTTTTGATCTGCTGCCCAAGCATTCATCACAAACGAATCATTTACAGACATACAAAATATTTCATCTATGCCATGTTCTTTAAATACGCTGTGTAATTTTTCGTAATTCGGTAGCATTTGATTTGAACAAATAGGTGTAAATGCTCCAGGTAATGAAAATAGAATAACTCTCTTACCTTTAAAATAATCATCTGTAGTTTTATTAAACCAATCACCCATTGATCTAACTTTGAAATCTACATTTGGTAGTTTATCGCCTTGTTTCATTATATATTTCTCCTAAAAATTTTATATATAAACTATTATATACTAAAAAGGGCGACTAGTCAAGTAGCCAGCCGCCCTATCTATGATATTATTTAATTGAGATAGTTCTAGCTTTTTTATGTTCTGGAACAATTCTCTCTAAAGATATTCTCAATAGTCCATCTTTTAGTTCAGCGCCTTTGACTTCACAGTCCTCAGCGATTGTAAAAGACTTCTTAAAGTATCTTTTAGCGATACCTTTATGAATCATCTCCTCGTCTTTATCAGCGTCAGCGCCAACAGAATCGTTGACAACTTCTTTGACTTTAGACTCGATAGATAGAACACCTTCCTCAAGGTTAATGTCTATATCTTTTTTGTTATAACCTGCAAGAGCGATTTGAATATCGTACTTGTTCTTTCCTTGTTTCGCTATATTGTAATGCGGGAAAGCAGGGATGTTTTTAATATGATCTAATTGATGATCAAACATTGATTCAAAATGTCTGAACGTGTCATCAAACCCTACGGTTAATGGTCTTAATTGATTGAAAATAGATAGTGCTTTATTGGTCATTGTAACCTCCTTTTATTAAGCAAAGTTAATTTTCTGACAACCCTATAAGGCGTTGTCTATTATTATATAGTAATTATTTATAATATTTCAAGTGTATATAATAATGCTGGGGGTGTTTTATAGTGTCTATGACTAAAGGCACACCCCTTACCTTTCTATACCCCTACAAGGTCTTATGAATCGCCTCATAGTAATAATATATATAACATCAACAGACGGCATAGAATACTTAAATTTTTTTAACTTTAGTTCCTTTAACCCAACGATACCCTAATAATTCATCATTTGCTTTCTGAGCTTTTCTGATTAACTTTGATCGTTCTTTGGCCTTTTCACGTTTTTTTTCAGATGGTTTCATAAAGTATTGCCTTGCTCTTACTTCTTTTACAAGACCTGCCTTCATAACTTTCTTCTTTAAGACTCTCATGGCCTTCTCTAAATTACCACCTCTTACTTCAACTGTAATTGACATATGTTATCTACCTCCTCCCCATAAAATTAACATTAATAATATTGGCACAACTATTGTAAGTGGCCAAAAATTTAATATATCAATATAACTAACTTGTTTTTCTTTAACCTTTTTGTTAATTGATCTTTTAATCTCCATCATTAAATCGTGTATTGGTTCTCCTTTTTGATATGCAGGAAAACCTAAATCTCTTTGCACTCTAACTATATTCATTGCCTCTAATATAGTTTTCTTTTTTAAATCTATTGTAACCTTATTTGCCACCTTTATCTCCCTTATCATTTGATTGTATCCACACAGGTGGATTATCACCACCTACATCATAGTCGTGGTATGATCCTTTTTTATATGTACTATAATCTGGTTTAGGTGCGTGTCCTTGTACACCTTTCTCAATATCATCTTTTGTATAGGCAGGTTTCTTACTCTTATCTAAACTACCTACATTGATAGGATAACCAGGTTTTAATTTCTGAACCTTGCCACCTTTATCTAAAAATTCTTTCATCATACGATCCCTTTCCTCTTTTGAGGTTTTAGGTCTCATATGTTCTAATCCGCTATTATCTTTAAAATTGCTCATATTTTATTTCCTTTGTGTGTAAAAACTTGTGGCGATTTGACTCGCCACAAGCGGACTTACACTATGGATAGATTTAGACGTTGAAGTCGTCCTCAGCGTCCTCCTCACTATCATCGGATTTCTTTTCTGATAGGATTTCAGCTTCTTCAGCCTTCTTCTTATCAGCAAGAATATTCTCTACACTAGCACCAGAATCTACTTTGGTATATAGATCAGTAAAAGATGATTTTGTATCATCATCAAATCTGTTGGTACAAACTTGTATTGCCTTCATTTTATTTTTGAAGATACCATATGCCTCAGCAATATGGACAAGTCTTCTAGTTGATATAATCTCATCAACTCCACCGTCATTATAAGTTTTTCTTATAACGTCAGCCCAAGTCACAAGATTATGTGCAAATTTAACATCTGATTTACCAGCAGACTTTAATTTCTGAGCAACAATTTTTTCTTCTATTTTAGCAGAAGGATATTGTTGTTCAAAGGTTACTGGAAATCTTTCAAGGAATGCCTCGTTAAGAACATTAGTCCCGATAAACTTACCGTCATCTGAACCTTGACCCTTTGTATTCGCAGTAGCGATCACATTGAATCCAAGTTTAGGTTTAACAAACTTGTTTATCTTTTTAACATAGACACCCGAACCTTCAAGGATAGGTTGAAGACACATTATTTTATTACTTGCAAGGTCAATCTCATCAAGTAGTAAAACAGCGCCTCTCTCCATCGCCTCAATTACAGGACCATTTTGCCAAACGGTTTGACCATCTTTAAGTCTATAACCTCCCAGTAAATCGTCCTCATCGGTTTCAATCGTAATATTACATCTTATCATTTCTCTTTTACTATCAGCACACGCCTGAGTCACAGCAAGAGTTTTACCGTTACCCGACAGACCAGTAATAAAAACAGGATAAAACTTTTTACATTTTACGATATTTCTAATATCTGAATAGTTACCAAAATTAACAAAGTCTGTATCCTTCGCAGGAACAACATTATCGGTCAATGAAGATACGATATAAGCCGCCTTTGTGTCATTTGATATTTTAGTTTCGGTTGTTTTAGATTCAGATTTATCAGAATCAATATTGATATTATAAACTCCTCTATCAACTTTGAATCTATCTGATTTCAACCAAGAAGGATTTGATATTACCTTCTTATCAACAAGAGCATTTATCTCTGCCCTAGTCACCGTATCTTTTTTGTAAGTATCTTTTAATACTTTCAACACGGTTTTTTGTGTTTTGTTTAACTCAATCATTATATAAGTCCTTTCATATTTAAGTTATACATATATGCTATCATTTTTTGGGGTAAAAGTCAAGCGAAAAAAACCCTTCATTTATGCGATCCTTTTGATAAAGTTTTGTAATAATACTCTGGAACTGATTCGTTTCTTCATTCCCGACATAAATGACTTCTTTAATAATCTCTTGCTGGTTGTATCTATATTATTTGATACATTGTTAGAAACTCTGGTATCCGACTTAACATAGAAATAAACATCATAAGCAGTATTGTAGTCAGCAATAAACTTATCTTTACTAAACATTTTTCTAGCCAACATTTCCTTATTGTATGGCACTCTTAATTGATATTGTAATTCTCTATATTTAGCAACAAGGTAGAAACCGATAGTTTGTAAATCATATTTCTTTTTTAAAAATCTTAACATAGTTGAAGTAAAATCTCTTTTATCATTATAGTATGATCCTGCCATATGATACTTGCCGTTAAGTCTTAAATACAGATCACCAAGACCTTGTTTATTCATACTATTTGAAGCACCGTCAGTTAAAGTAACCAATGATAACTTGTCGGTCTGATAATCAGACTTAAATTTTTTAATAATATGATCCATTGCAATCAACGACTCATTAAGTGGTGTTGAAGATAGATAGTAGTCATGGTTAATTGATGGTACAGTTTCATCTTCTAACATATGATCAGGTCTTCTCCAGTTATAATAACCATTAAAGTACATTGCAGCCCTATGTAATATAGTAGCACACCTCATATAGTCAACTTTGGTTTGTTTATGTGAAAACAATTGAACAAGTTTAGTTGAAGCGTCTGGTAATAAAGTAGTCTTACCAATTTTAAATCCTGAATCTGTATAATCAGTAGCAGTACCTGATCTATGATTATTCATAAATGCATATACTGAAAAAGGTATATTAATCTTTTTACAAAATAAAGTTAAGTTTAATAATTGTTCTACTGTTGGTAGTAAATGTTTTTGCATTGATCCTGACCAATCAAGTAATAAAATCATACCGTGATTTTTTTGATTAGGTACAGTTGTGATCTTTTTAAATATATCTTCAGCAAATTTATAACTATGTAATTTTAGAGGATCAATAATTCCTGTTTTATCCTGTGAAGCACGAGCATATAATTTAGCATTTTTCTTCATCTCAAATTCTTTAACTAGATAATTTACAACATTAGAAGAATCTTTAATAAATTTTTGTGTTCTAATTCTTGCCTTCTCAATTTGTCCTCTATTATATTCATCATTATTTTGTTCCTTATCATAAAGCATAATATCTCTAATAAATTTATTGTAAGGTATAATTAATTTTTTAAGATTAACTTCTGGTAGATCAGCATAACATCTTTCATAAGCATTTTCATCTGTAATACCTTGTACCGATGTTTCATAATGTTCAGCAGTTAAAGGTCTAATTTCTGTCGGTGTATTGTCAGGTGATCCTGCACCACTACCTCCAGTTGAGTTAGTATCTTTTTTATTAGCGTCATCTTCGCCTGTATCTGATTCTGATTTCTTATCTAACCATTCATCTAATTTTTGATCAGTAGTTTTATCACCGTCATTAGTAGAGTTATTTGAATCTACATCTGACTCACCTTCTTGTTTTTGTTTTACTTCACTTTTTTTATAAACTTTTTTAAGTTCAGGTTTCTTCTTTAATTCTTCTTTACAATATCCTAATATTTCTTCTGATAATTTTAAAACATCATCAAAGGTCTTACAATTATCAACAGCATTAACTAGGATTTTTTCTTTAGGAGTAAATTTAAAATCTAATTTTTTTGAAGACTTATAGTATAAGTTGATTTTATCAATTAATGCATAATCGGATAATGTTCTATTTTTAGTTCCGAAGAAATTATCTTTATACATCTTATCAAATCCTTTTAAATAGTCATTTGTTAAACCAGGATATTTCTTTTGTATAAGTTTATCAATTCTAGCGTCTTCAATAACATTAACAAACATCTTAAATTCTTTTGATCTATCCCCTAACTCTTTCCATGAATCTGCAGGTGTATGTAAAGCGTGGGAAACTTCGTGTCCAACAAGCATATCATATACGTGTTTGGATTTATGTTCTTCTTTAAATATAGGGATTGTTAAAATTCTATTGACTACATCAAACGAAGCAGTCTTAACTTGATTCTCTTGTACTTCAATATTTTCAGTAGCAAGTAGTTTTGCAAGTTGTGATTTATTTTTCATAGTATTTTTATTCATAATATACACTTATGCTATACTATATTGAGCAATAAATCAAGCAAATAATGGTACGTGAAATAAGGGTTTTTAGGAATAATGGCTAGAACAAAGAGAGAACATCTGATTTTTACTTGATTCCTATGAATATAGGTTCGTATTTTCTGCCTGGAATGTCAGGTCTTGCGAATCGTCCTATATAGTTATTTTTCTGTTTTGGATCTATTTCAACATTATGTAGTGTAGCTTGTACCTTCGTTCCTTGTTGAGTTGATAGTGATAACCACCAAACTTGTATATCTCTAAATCCTGCCTCAACCATAGAATCGTAGGTGTCTTCTTCAAAGGTCTTATATGTTTTTACGTTTGCAACATTGAAAGCTGCATATTTACCTGGTTTCAAACCTGTGTATGCGTTTTTAATAGTCTGTAATAAGAAACCCTCTTTCCATTCAGATTGATATTTAAACTTGTTATATGATTGTTCAGGTTCATCACCGTATTGTTCGTGTCCTAAATAAGGTGGACTTGTAAATACAAAATCTAAACTATTCATATCAGGTAAAAACGTTTCACTACCTTGTTTTAATAGTGTATATTTTTTATGTGGGTGACCATAATCATCCCTAATCTTTTCTAATCCTGCATATGTGGGAACACAAGGGTCTGTGCCTATATAATTTACGCCAGCAGCAATTGCCCCTACTATACGACCACCATAACCCATACTAGGATCCCAAACTGTACCTGCTTCAGTACCCTCTAGTGGACTATCTTTTTGTACAAATATATCATATAGAGTTGCAGCAGCAGTTGGTCTAAAATTAGATACCATTTGAGTGCCTGAATATCGTCTTAACATTGCTCTCATATCTGATGGTGTTATATTGTGTGCTTCTTTCTTTTTAAAGAAAGTTCCTGTAAGTATCTTATTGATACCCTTTTCTAAATGCGTTTCATCTTCCCATATCTCCATAGGTGTCTTCATCTTACCACATTTAATAGACCATGCGTGGTGCATATACGACCATGCAAGTGTTAATCCGTGTGTTGATTGACCTATGATTTTATTCTTTGTATCTAATAAAGTATCTCTATTAAATGACATAAGTTTTTTAAACTCCTCATCTCTCCATTTTCTATCTTCGGGATAGTAAGGAAATCCTTTATTCTCTTTCCAATCTTTTATTACATCTAAAGCACTCATTCAAACATTATCCTTTCCGTTCTTTGTAATACAGGTTTATAATTTTTACAATCGTTTTCTATACAATCTTTTATTACATTTTCTAAATGATCAAAATAATACTTGTCTTTTTCATAACTAAAATTATGTTGCCAAGCTGTATGTTTTGTATAAAAGACTTTGTTTGTATTTAAAAGTTCATCTCTATTTTTACTATCCAATGTATCAATATGTGCTACTGTTATATTGTCTATGTTTCTTAATAATGAATCGTTATCTAATACATCTGCTCTACTTACAGATATTAACTTACCTTTAAAATGTTTCAATATACTATCATTGATATAGTGTTTATTATTTTCAGGTGGTATTGATACGACTAAAGTATCGTGTAAAGCAAGTTGTTTTTGTATCTCGTCTTTTGTTGTATTTCTTTTAACTATAAATGAAGGCCATGGGTGATTTATCTTTTTTGCAATTTCACCATAACCTATAAACATAACTCTATCGTGTGGTTTTAATTTATCCATTATCCAGTCTGCTGTAGGTTTTGCAAATGGTTTAGTATTTACAACACCGATACCTCTACTTTCGCACTCGTCTAAATTTACATTATCAAAACCATGCTGTCTAACAACAATCCATTTAAGATTAGGAAATGCATTATAACTCTTTTCACCCACTTTTGTAAATTGAACAGATAATAATTCTGTATCGTTATCAACAAATTGCAGGCTGTCGTATTGACCATGTGATTCCCATTTATAATCTTTTAGAAATTCACTAGGCGAATACTTAATATCTTTTTTATCTTTTACTATTACTTTAGGCATTTACTTAATATGTTATCAAACTCTTTATAATATTCTTTTTCAGTTGGTAGTTTATTTAAGAAATTTGTCTTTATCTTATTTAACCACTTATCTGACTTTTTTACTTCTCTTATTTTATCACATAACTCATCTTTTGTAAAGACTCTCTGGAAAGTGTCTGCTACTAGTATGTTATTTGTATCATATTCTTTCCATACAAATGGGAATACATCACAAGCAAGTGATTCGGGATATCTACCTGTGACAGCAGTTTGATCAATCCAGTTAAAACAAACGGTTGTTATTGCCTCATCTAGGTAACCTACAATCTCGTTCATTTTGATCCACTTCTTTTCTACAGGAAAAGGCCATCTTCCTATAATAGTTGATGATACTTCTTTGTCTTTGTTTATCTCTTTTATAATTTTAAGTCTATCATCACCTGTCTTAACGCCTCCTGCGTTTTTACTTTTATCTGATCCCCAATATATAAAATCAAATTTCTTCTCACTAGGAAATCTATATTGTCTTTGTATGTAATGATATTTTAAAGCGTGTAATCCTAGTTTAAAATCCATTTCATCTATTGTTGTAAATGATTTAGGTTTTACTTTGTTCTCAAATGTATATTGCATTATAAGATTTTCATTTACACCTCTATCTTGTGTAAGTAATATAATATGTTTATTGTTAAGATACTCATATGCTTTTCTAATCTCTGCTTGTGATTTTTCTATATCTCGTGGGTGCATAGCATTTGCAAAGTAAATAAATTCTTGTACAGCAGGGAATATAATTACTTCAGCGTCTTTAAGATTTTCTAAATTTCTTTCTGCACCTTTATTAGCAAACGCAAAATTGTAATAACTATATTCGTGTTGTTTATTATTGTTGGCATACTCTCTAAAACATTCATAGAAAACGTCCATACCATATTGTAATACTTCGGTATAATTAACTTTCTTTCTTAAACTTGCAAAACAAATTTTCATATATTACCACCTATATTCCAAAACATTATATCACCTTCTAGTTGTTCTATGTTTTGTTCTAACCACCACCATGCTTTTCTATCCCACGTTCCATTGCAAGGAAAAGGTACTTCATAATCTGTCATCATATCTTCAAAGGGATATTGTGTTTTGTATATGTTGATTGAATCAGAGGTCATACTATAATCTTTTTTAAACTTATCATCTATTGTTGATATATTTGAAACGGTTATAATGTGTGCTTGTTTATTTGAATTAGAAAACAAATCATCACCTGGTTGAAATGCCTCTACTATACCAGAAGAGGTTACGCCTGATCCTGCTGATACAACAAGATGATCTACTAAATGTTCTTTAAATGTTTTATCTGCTCTTGTCTTTAAATCGTTTCTATAATCCTGATGGTCAAACGCATACGGCAACATCTGTATATCATTTTGTCTTGCATATTTTTTTACTTGTGCATATAGTATTGCCATCATATTAGGTTTAAGTTTATAAAATTCACACTTGTTTGCTTTTGCTTTATCTAATATAAATTGACTATATGTTTTAGATGGTGCATATGCATAGATAAATTTTATACCTCTTCTCTTACATAGTTCAGATAATGCCCAGCCTGACCATGACCCATTTACTGCAAGGTGTATTAAAGGATATTTAGGATTAATATGTTTTTGAAGTAGGGCGTCTATACCTGTTATCTTACCCCAAGGTGGTAGAATATTATTGTCGCCTACTAGATCATCACGTTTAACTAGTATTGTTCTACCTTTTAAAGTATATTTTTCAACAGGTGTATTTTGATTCATAGTATATATTATACACTATAACTAGAAAATTGTCAATCCCTCAAAATCTCTCGTGTTTTCTCACTACTCCACACGTCAGCGACTAGGTGTATTCGTATATCATCGCCGTTATTGATTGCTGTATGTGGTCTTCTTGTATCTAAAAACCAACACTCACCCTTTTTCATATTATAGATTTTGTTTTCGCCATCGTTATTCCATGATGTAAAGATTACCTTATCGTTTGTTTTAAGAGGTATGTGTAATCTCATCATCTTACCATCTGTTGTTCCCCACGTTGGGTCTGTCTGATCGGTATGTCTTTTAAGTTCGCCACCACCAGGTTTAAGAGTCATAAATCTAACTCTATCAAACTTGCCTGGTATCTTATCTAAAAAGTGATCACATACTTTTTTTAGTTTATTATATAGGTCTGTTTTGACTAATGGTCTGTCTTCTTTTAAATCTGCTTTTTTATCAACATATGTGCTGTCTTTTTCAAACCCTAATATTGATAGTGCCTTCCATGATTGCCCTCTATTGTAATTACTATTATGATTTGTATATTTTAAATTCATACTAATTAGTTCTTTGACTAATTCATCTATAATTTTGTGATCAAATTTTAGTGTTGTCTTTTTCATATTGATATTTTCTGTATCAATAACAGGCGTAAATTTTCTTTCCCCTTTAAAATATATGCCTATGACATTGCTGTATGTATCGTATCTTGTGCCTATCTTTTTAAAACCTGCACTAACAGCTGCTTCTTTAATTAATTTGTTTTCTTCAAATAAATGTAACCATGCAGGTGCTTTGATTTTATCTAGCACAGGTACTACATCAAAAAATTCTTTTGTATTGGCTGCAATTTTAGAAATGATTGTATCGCCTTTTTGTGTCTTTGCAAAAGGGGGACCTGCGTTGAACATATTTACTTTAGAAGAGGCCTTGGCAGTTCTCATCATATAGACTACATTGTTTTCTTCGTATATCTCACCTCTTTCTAAAGCAGATACTAGAAAAAACTTTTTAACTTGTAAAAATGGATTGTGATTGTATGAATTAAAGTTTTTAAACTTCTCAACCCAATGTTCAAGTTCTTCTATTGTATAACCTTTTTGCCAAGCCTTCATTAAAATCCTATTGGACTACATATATCAAATTCTTCTGCTTGTTCTAACAGATTATCTAGTTTAGGATTAGTATAACAATCTACTACTAGATGTAGCATATCAGTTATTGACTTATTATGTATTGCGTGATCTTTTGATACATCAACATAATAGTATTTTCCTTGTTCTAAATTATAATGATTTTCTTTCTTATCTTCCCATAAGTAGAAATGAACATTGTTTGCTGTTTGTAAAGGTATGTGTATTCTTACAAGGTCCTTATCTTTATTCTTCTTATGTCTTTTGATAGAGTGGCCTGCTTTCAATTTCATATATTTTACATTTGCAAATTCAGCAGGTATGTGTATTAAGATTTCTCTTATTGCTAGTAAGTCTTTTGTTATATCACCTGTAAATTTTTCTTTAAATACAGGTAAGTCTAGTTGCTTAAGTATTTTGCTTTTTGGCATATAATTTACTTATCCTTTTTATTTCTTTTTCTCTCTTTTTTAGAGCCATATCTAGTTTTAATTTACTTACTAATTCAGTAAATACTTTACCTTGCATATGGTCTAATTCGTGTTGATAACATCTACTTACAATGCCATCTAATTCTTCTTCTACTGTTTCTAGTTTTTCATTTAGATATTTGACCTTAACTTTTTGTGGTCTTTCAATATCTAAAAACAAGAAAGGGAATGTAAGGCAACCCTCTTTATACCTAATTAGTTCTTTAGACATATCAGTTATTTCAGGATTGATACATACCCATTTCTTGCCATTTGCAATATCTTTATTATCGCCCATAATAAACATACGATATGGTTTACCTATTTGATTTGCCGACAATCCAATGCCGCCATAGTTCTTCATAGTTTCAAACATATCTGCTACAAATTCTTCTAAGGTTTTCTTACCTTCTAATTCTTTAAAGTTTTCTGCTGTAAAGGGTGCAATGCTTGATAGCACTCTTTCATCATTTGGTGGTAGTAATTTTAATATCATTCTGCTATCCTTGTAAAGTTGTGTACTTTTTCAAATTTTATAATGGACGTAAATTTATCAAATAGTATATCGCCTTTGTGTGATATAATAAATGTGTTTTCATTTTGCAAACTTTGAATAATCTTAAAGAAGTCATCTGTGCCTTGACCGTCTAAACTAGAATCAAATATCTCATCTAGGATTAATAAATTTGTATTCGTGCTGTTCTTCATTTTTGCAATAGCACGCCAAGTAAATAACAAGGCCAAATCTATTCTTAACTTCTCTCCTTCACTAAAACTTTCATAATTAAATGTATCTCTAAATCTACTTTTAATTGTTTCGTTAAACTCACTATCTAAATTAAAATTAACGAAAAAATCCAATTGAGTTAGAAATTTGTTTATTAGGTTATTTATGATCGGCACATATTTCTTAATTACATTTGACTTAACACCTGTATCGTTTAGTATTTCTCTAGCAATATCAATGTATTTCTTTTCTTCTACGGCCTTATTTTTTTCTTCATTTACTAATTCTAAATCTTGTTTTATTTGTTCTAACTCTTTTTGTATTTGATTTGAGTTATCATCTGTATTTTCTAGTTTAGTAATTTCTGTATCTAATCTATTTGAGTGTCTATTGATTTCTGAAATAGATGTATTTACTTTTGCTACATTTATATCTAAATCATTTAATCTTTTTTCTACTGCCTTATACTCTTTTATCTTCTCTTGTGTCTTCCCCATCTCGGCTTCTAATTGTTGTAAGCCTTCTTCTAGTTCGCTAATCTTTTTCTTGCCTTCGTATATTTCAGTTTGTTTAAATCTTAAATCAATGGGTTGTGTACAAGTAGGACAGTTGTCGTTTTGTTCAAAAAACTCTACATCTTTTTTTTCTCTTTCAAGTTTATGTTCTATCTTTGATTCTAATTTATCTAATTCTTTTTCTTTTTTAAATACTTTTTCACTACCCCATATTTCTGCCTTTGTAGATATAATCTTTTCATTAAGGGTTTGTAGTTTTTGATTGTATTCGTAATTACTTTGTTCGTTTTCTTTTAGCTGTTGTCTTCTATCTTCAACATCTGACTTATCTCTATTTTGTATTTCTTCAAAATGTTTCTTTTGTAATTCGTATTTTTCTGTCATTAGGTCATATCTATGTTTTACATCAACAACAGATTTATTTAACTCACCTTGTTTTGATCTTAACAATAAATCCATATATGTAAAAACTCTTATGTCTAATATTTCTTCTACAACCTCTCGTCTATGTTTTGCTCTTAAATGCATAAATGGTAAATAAGTTGATGAACCTAATATGACCACTTGTTTAAAGGCACGAAAGTTGCATTTTAAAATATTGTTTTCTAATATGTTTTGATAGTCTATACTATTAGCATCCTGATTTAACATTACATCATCACAATAAATTTCAAACTTGCTAGGTTTGATACCTCTTATAACTTTATATTTTTTGTTAGCAGTTTCAAATTCTACTTGTATCTCACAATCTTGTTGATTGATTGTATTAACTATTTGTTCTTTCTTAATATTTCTAAATGGTTTATTAAATAGAACATAACATAATGCGTCAAGGAAAGTTGACTTACCTGATCCGTTTTTACCTATGATCAAAGTTGATTGCGACTTTGCCATATCTATTTCCATAAACTGATTACCAGTAGATAAAAAATTCTTCCATCTTAATTTTTTAAAATATATCATGCTGTCTTATCACTTGCCTCTATGTATATTGATTTTAAATATTCTTTTAGTTTGTGTTTGTCCACATCTGTTTCTAATTGATCAACATAGTTGTTTAAATATGTAACCGTATCTTCACCCATTTCTAATACGTCATCTCTTACGCTGGTTTTTATATCAGAAAAATCCTCTATAATATTCAGGTCGTGTATTGTTGCTTCATTATAACATCTGTATAAAAATTTATCAAACATCTCATCATTTGTCTTTTGTAATACGACTAATTTTACAAGATGGTTATTATATGGTGTTAGATCAAAGTTATTATAATCGTGTTTCTTATCATCATAAATTATTTTTTTATGTATTGTAAGTGGATTAGGTATTCTTGTTATCTCTCTAGTTTCTGTATCAAATATATGAAATGCTTTTGGGTCTTTATAATCTGACCAAGTCATCTCATATTGAGCACCACAATAAAATATCTGGCCATCATCTGTATGTTTATGAAAGTGACCTGATATAACTCTTTCAAATCTTTTAAAATCTGATTTTAGACTACCGTGTTCATTGATTACACCATTCTGCATTTCTATGCCTTTGATTTCTAAATGACCCATTACTATTTCTGCTGTTGAAGTTTTTAACTTCTCCATAGTGTGTTCGTAATTGTCATCACATATCCAAGGCACAAACAATATATTACATCCATCAATATCTACTTCGGTTGATCTAGTGTAAATATATGGTTCGTTTCTTTTATCAAAGGTCGTGTACAAGTTTTCAATTGCGTTGACCTCGTTTGTGTTTTTGAAATAGGTATCGTGGTTACCTATAATAATGTGTGTGTCAATTTGTTCTTCGTAAAGTTTATCAAAAAATTGTTTTCTGAATATAGAAGCTGTTTGATGATTTATAAATTTTCTTCTATCAACAACATCACCTAAATGCACCAAGGTTTTGATGTTATGGTCTTGCATATAAGGAAAAAAGATTTCGTTATAAAATCTTAATTGATAATTTCTAAATGCTTCACTATCATTTCTCACACCGAAGTGTGTATCGTTTAGAAGGGCGATCTTCATAATGTTATATATCTAATACGGAACTATAGGTTCTTCTCTTTCTTTTTTTTATTTTTATTTCTTTTTTATTAGGTGTTTCATCACTAGGTTTATTTTTTCTTAAAAATTCTAGGAACTGATTCTTGTAGTCGTTTTGAGTGTCTCCTGGTAATACGCTAAACTCGTCTATGTTACCTTGTTCAATCATCCGATACTTAATGTTAGTTTGTTTTTTCTCTTTCTGTATTCGTCTGATAAAAGCGTAATAGATTATTTGCGTAAAGTAAGCAAAAGGATTATTACTCTTTTGAGGATTAAAGTTATCTAGGTATTGTAAGCAGTTTTCTATACCATCTGAAATCATATCATCTCGGAATGTATAGTTTATAAAATTAGGTCTGTAAGACAAGTGGTTAGCAATCTTTAAAAAACACTCACCTATATAATTGGTCACAGGTGGCTTCTTTCTTTTTCTTTTTTCTGCTTTTTCAACTTTGTCTTTGTATTCAATCATCGCTTGTAGGAAGACTTTATTATCTACATAATGTTCTGATTTTTTTCTTGTTCGTGTCATAATTATATTATATCATATTTGTTATATAAGTCAAGGACCTATGGTTAAATTATCCAATTATATATGGCTCTCAATGCAAGAAGCAGATACATTAGTTCCATCAATGCTCTAGGTGTATCTCTATCTTTAAAACCCATATATATCCAAATCGTACAAGATGTTGACGCAATCAACCAACCCAACCATTGTGTATTAGGGTTTGCATTAGATAACACGAATGCCCCAATAAAAGCAAGGATAAACCCCAGCCATCTCATTCCGTCTATGTTCTTGTAGTATCTAATTTTCATGGTCGCTTGACATTATCTATTTTTCTTGTTATACTAACCATGCTGGTTCAAACCGAGGAACCTAGCTAGTACGATTAATGAATCTTTTTAGAAGGCATTTTAAGTAGTTCAGCAACATTATCAAAGTCTTCCTTTCCTATATCTCTCTCATAAGGATCGGACTCAATTCCATTATCTAATTCTTTATCTGTCATATTTCTTTCAATATAACCTGGCAACTGCTGTTTAGCATTTTTTAATGAATGAGTAAGATCAGCATATCTACGAGTAAAAGCAGCCGTAGCATTGCATATGGTCACAATCTTATCTATTGGTATTGTGATTATTTTTTCATCTGTAAAACCAACCCACCTCACTAGCGCTATATAATCAGATATGCCATGTTCCGTTATACGAGGCACATACTTAATTAACATAGGTTCTTGTAATCTTAATAGTTTAGAGTTTTCAGGTAGTTGATTTTTATGTAAAGGAAACTTACAACAGATTTCCTCTCCAGAAACCAGTCTGATAATCTTAACTGACTTTGTATCAATACGATTAATCATATAACTATTTATCTATTTCAATGGTGTGGATCTCATAATTAAATCCTTCCCTATTATAGATATTAACCCTTTCTTTAAAGTGGTTTAAAGTAAAGTTATCTTTACCTTTATAAGATAGGTCATCGCTAATATCGTACACAGTAGCGCTATCTTTCTTATCACCAACCCTTAATCCTCTACCTATACTTTGTAATACTCTTATAGGGCTTTTAGTAGGGCTACTAAAAACAATGTTGTGTAAATTACGAATATTGATACCCGTACTGAACGTGCCGTAAGAAGCCACGATAATAGCGTTGTCTTCTCTTTCGGTAATTGCTCTAATTTGTTCTCTATCATTTGTATCTGTTCCACCAAAAACGAAAAATACTTTTCGTTCTTTATCTGCTTTTTCTTTAATTAGTTTAAATAAAATCTCACCATGCTTTTCTACTAGTTGAAATAACAAAAGCGTGTTGCCTTTTAACGCTAGAGCAAGATTTCGTATGTATTTATTCCTTGGTTTGCTAGAAGTTATATACTCTAGTTCCTCAAAGTATTTTACATCTTTTACTTTCTTTGATTCAACATCATTGTATTTTAGATTTAAGCAGATAACCTTTAATTGAGCGAGTTGTTTTCGGTCAATGAGTTCAGCTGTAGATACCACCTTGTTGACCATACCAAACAAACCTTGCAATACTAACTTGTGAGTTTTACTATCATCTAAAGTTCCTGTAAGACCTATTCTGTATTTGCAATCAGTTAGTTTAGTCATTATCTTCGTCAATGAAACGGCCTTAAATAAGTGTGCCTCATCTCCTATCACAGCACCATAGTCTTCAAAAAACTTCTTTGGTAGTTTATATAATGACTGCCAAGTTGAGATAACGATTCGTTTATTCTCATCTATATCATAGCCGTGATATTTTCTACTGACATTTGTTTCCACATCATAACCATATGATTTAAAGTCTTTGTATAATTGTTCTACTAGTGATGTTGTTGGTACAATGATTAAAATATTATTATCTATCATATTCAGATAGTGGCGAATCAACATATAGATAATAAGTGATTTACCAGAGGCAGTTGGTGATACAATCATACCACGATTGTGTTCTAACGCAAACTTGAAAGCTTCAATTTGATAATCCCTCGGTGTGATAGACATATCGTACTCTTGTATTAATCCGTCTATATCGGCGGCTGTGTGTCTGCTATAATGCAAAATATCACTAGATTCAACTATATGTATGGATTTCTTATTACACCAGTCTTTTAGATAAGGGTATAATCCAAGATACATTTGACCTGTTGCATATGAAAAAAGTCTGATTTTACCATCCCAGACTCGTCTTCTAAATTGAGGTGTAAATTTATATCCTGGTACTTCAAAGGAGAAATAATCGCTTAACTCTCTTGTAATGGACTGATCGGCGTCTATACGAATATAAACATCATTCACTTTATCAACGATTATGTTTTGCATTTTAGACTATGCCAGATGTAAATTTCTGCCAGTCTATTGCGTTCTTAATTTGAAAGCCACGATTAGAAATCATTTTAACTGTTCTATCTAGGTAATCAACAATGCTTGAAATATAAACTACTTTTTGTTCTAACTTAATAATCTCATCATCTGATTTTAGATACTTATCCACATCTTGTTTTAATATTTTTAAATTGAAAGGTTTTAACTGATACACGCTAGGGTCTGCCTTACCTGTATAGTATTCCCATTTATCTCTTGTTAATTTTGCTAAATCTTGCTCGGCCTTCTTCAATAGATTAGTATATTGATTATGGAATTTCATCCACTTATTATGCAAGGCTGGTGTCTTTAATGATTCAATATCTAATTGAACATTGTCTATCTTTAGGTCTTTTTCTGCTAGTTGTTGTAATTCGTCAAAGGTCATTGTATTGTCTTTCTCAATTGTTTCATTGCATATCCAAATAGAACGTGATTACGCATTTGTAATCTGTCCTCTTTGGTATATATACGACCATATGAGCCGTTGTTTTTACCAGTTAATTTCTTACCGATAAGTGCTTTTGTTTCATCACTATGCTTTTGTCCTAGATGTGATCTATTACCTAACGCATTTTTATTACCTATCTTTGCTACTGATAGTTTTTTTATTGTTTCTTTAGACGCTTTTCTACCTAGTTGGGCAAGTCTTCTTTTCATTTGTATTAATTCATAACCCTTAATAGTTTTAGATAGACCTAGATAAGCAATCTTGTCTTGCCAATGACCATATTGTTCATATAGTTTTTTATGTGCAAGAGCGTGTTGTTTTACGGAAAGTAATTTGATATTACTAGGGCGATTAGAACCACCCATATGCTTAGGAATTATATGATGTTTATGCAATTTGTTCATACTATATTATATCACTTATCAATTATTTAGTCAAGGACTAAAGGACTTACGATACGACTTCTATCGTTGTATTACTTGTAATTGTAACCGTTATTGCTGTTGATCCTGCAGGTGCTTTTGTAAATCTAACTACGTTACCTGATACGATATGATAGTCAACACCTCTTTTCATTAATACACCACCAACTAGAATATCTGCTCTTTCAGCGGCTGTGCTTAGTGTAAATGAAGTTGTGATACCATCGCCTGTGAAAGAATCTACTATACCATTTGCTGTTGCAAACTCATATATCTTATACTCAAAGGTCACATTTGCTGTTAGATAATTTATATCTGTTTCTTGTTGATTATAATCTAATCCAGATAATGAAAGAGGATATACATCTCTAAATCTTACTTCAATATTAGGGTTATTCTTACTTGTTAAAATAAAAAGAGTTGCGTCTGAATATAAACCACCGTCATCACCTGTTGGACTTTTGACTTGTCCTATATCATTAAATATTCCTTCATCTTTTGTTGTAGGATATCTATCAGAACCTGAATTTTGTATTGCTCTAAATTGTGAGTGATCTTTAGGAAATCCTAGACCAGTCATCCAACCATGTATCTCTCTATAGTTTTCTAAATTTTCATCTACTAAAAACGATATGTTAAGTGTACCGTATTCTACTTTATCACCAGGGATAGGTATATCTTTTAAAGGTGTCGCCTGATTGAAAGTTCCCATTGTAATACCAGGGATATTTGCAGCCGTGCAAAAATACTCTACTTTAGGTAATTTAAGAAGACTAAACCTAAACTTTGTAGGTTCTGCATAGTCTAATTTAGATGGTTGTCTTGTGTATGCATTTATAACAGTCATACTACTATTTATCTGTTTTATCTACTTCTTCCCACTCTTTTGTTTCGGCTTCAGTTTTAAGTTTCTTCTCATTATCTGTTAAAACACTTTGACTTTCCTCTGCTTTATCCATTCGTTCTTCTATGTTTTCTAAAGGGCCAGGAGTTTGAAGATGATTAAGTGTGTAAGATAATAGGGCAAAAAGAGCGAATAACAATGCTAGACATTGTATAATCTTTATAAACTCTTTTCGTTTTGGTAGATGTTTCATACTTTTATTTATAAGGGGTGGGCGAAGCCCCCTTATATTGTTTATACTTTTCTACTATCTGAAACAAAATCATTAAACTTATTTGCTATGTTAATAACTTGGTCTGTAGATATTTGTAAATCTTTAGCAGGATAGTCTGGTAACTCTTTACCTGATTGCTCTGCTTTAAGTTTATCTTCGTAGTATTTGTTTGATATTTGACAATTGTTAGAATTTATCACTTCATTTGCCAATTTTAAAAGTTCAGCTCTTATTTCATAGCCTGATTTTTCTGCCATAATATACCTCCTGTGTGTTTGTGTGTTTTATAGCATTATTATTTATGCTAAAAAAAAGGGCGACTTTTACATCGCCCTTTTAATTTTGTTATCCAAACGGATTACATTATGTTCGTAACCTGAACACGTCTGTAGTATCTGTTTGAGTTGATAGCACCAACACCATCAGCAGTAATATTACCAGAAGCAGAAGCGCCAGCAAAAGGATTTGCTACCATTCCGTATCTAGTCTTAAAGCCAATTTTCGGTTGGAAAGTATCTTGACCAACTGCTCTTACCATTTGTAATGGTACATATGGACAATAAAATAGTCCTGAGTCATAAGGTGAAGTACCTTTATAACCAACAACATAGTATTGTTTAGTTCCAGCAGCGTTAGCAGCTAAGTTTGCAGCGTATGGATCAATATATACTCTATATTTTCCATTTAATACACCAGCAAAAGTATTTCCTGAGTCATCAACATTTAGATTGTTGTTTAACGCAGGAGTGTAGTCTAACACACCAGCCATTTGTAATGCAGAAGCAACATCAGAAGAACAGATAATCATATTACCTTTTCCTCTTCTTGTTCTTTGAGCGATTGTATTTGCATCTCTTTCCACTTGGAACATAAGACCTTTAAATCTCTCAACAGACCATCGTCCATTAGAGTCTACGTCTAGGTCAAATATACCAGCAGCAGAAGTGTTGATTGCAGCGTTTGAGTTTGCGTTATCAGCAGCACCTACTTCAGCAGTTCTGTAAATTGTTCTAACTACTTCTCTATTGATCTCAGCTAAGATTTCAGCAGATAATATGTTAGACAATTCAGTTTCAGCGTCTAAGCCGTGAATTGCTTTAAGGTCTTGTGCTAATTCCATAGTGTACTCAGCCTTTAGAGCTCTTGATTTAGCAGTCACAGTTGATTTCTCAATTGAGAACGCCATTTCAGCAAAACTGTTAGCAGCAGCGTCGCCTAATGCCTCAGCGTAAGCTGTTGACATACCGTCGCCAGATGTGTATCCAGTTGATGTACCTATAGAGTCGTTAAGCACAGCAGGGTTAGAACCCGATTGTGCTACACTAGAAGCCCCACTTACTGATGATCCTGCTTTGTTTCTAGCAGAAAAATCTGTATCAGCTTCGTCAAAAAGAGCCTCGCCGCCATTCTGTGCATTGTATCTGCTTCTCATTGCAAATATCAAGCCAGTTGGACCAGACATAGGTTGAACGCCACAAATATCGTATGCGATAAGATTTGGCATTGCTCTTCTTACTAAGCTAATTAAAATAGGATTCCAGTTTTGTATAGAAGAACCAGTTGCGTTAGATGGAGCAGCTTCTGATAAGAATGCTGCGTCTTCTTTAAGCGCTTTTTCCTGGTTTTCTAATATAACTGAAGTGACTGCTCTTTTATAACTATCCTTTACCTCTGGTAAATCTGGATGGTCTAATACTGGCTGCCACTTTTGTTGTATTGATTCAGATAAAAACATTTTCTATCTCTCCTTTTTTTTAGTTAATTAACTAACCCTTACTTTACGTATGGGTTTTTCTTTGATTTACTAATTGCAGCGCTGTATGCAGCCATTGATTCAGATAAATTTGAATCAGCATTTCCCGCCACTTCATTAGATTCGTTATCACTTGCTTCTTTTTTAGGATAGTAAGAATTTTTTAATGTTTCTACACTATTTCTAAAACTTTCAGCATCCTTATATTCAATACTCTCTGCCAATTTGCCAAGTTTCTCAGCTTCTGTAGCAGCAAGATCAGAGGATACCGAATTGATAATCTCTTGTCTGTTGTTTTCAGAAACTTTTTGATTTAACTCAACATTTTTTTCCATAGATTGGTTAACTTCTTCTTTTAACTTCTCTATTTCAGCAGCTTGAGATTCAATCACATCATACTTCTCTTGTGGAACATTGATGTAATGTGACTCAAATAAAGATTTAAGACCACCGATAAAATCTTCAGTAATCTCATTTCTTAAGCCTTTCTCTATCGCTAATTCGTTTTCTTTCATCCACTCCTCAACGACATAGTTTAGATAAGCATCCACTTTGTCAACGATTTCTTCTTTAACTTCAGAAACTTTTTCGTTAACTTTAGTTTCATACTCGCCTTCTAATTTCTCAATTTCTTCAACGAGTTTTGCTTTAACAGAAGCTTCAAATATAGTAGCAGCTTTTGCCTTAAACTCTTCCGATAGGTCTTCACCATCAGTTAGAGCAGCGACATCTTCTTTCATATCCATATCTTTAACTTTGTCTTTAGCA